AAGAAGTGATGGGTTGGATTGCGGCTTGCGTACTGATTGCTTTGTTGTTGCCTTTGATGGCATTTCTTTATCTTGACATCTTGGAGACTAAAAATGAGGCTAAGTCTCAGATTGAAAAGGTTGAGAAGTTAAGAAGACAAGTTGAACAGAAAGACAGGGAGAAAGAGAAATGAGAGTTTAATAATGAGAAAAGACAGATTTTGCGTATTCTTCATATTTAATACTTGCATCTAATGCAGTATCAAATACTCCTAAATGAATTGTTTTGTAATTATGTTGAATCTGCGCCACAAATTTGTTTAATCTTTTGTTAAATGTTACTCCTTTAAAACCTGTTGAATTGTTCTTTTGTTTTCCTCTGTGTTCATTGTTTTGTTTTGTTGTAACTTGTCTAAGGTTAGAAAAATGATTGTTCGATTTGTTACCATCAATGTGATCTAAAAAAAGTGTTGGAAATGAACCTGTTTCAAAAAACCAAACAAGATGATGGGCTGGATATTTTCTCCCCTGTGCCTGTATATATCTATACCCTTTTGGAGTCAATGCGCCAGCTATTGCCCCAACTTTTATTTTTGGTCGTTTCTTTTTTTGAAGAATGTTTCCAGTTGCTTTGTCATAACAAAACAATTCGTGAAATATTAAAGACTGATTGTTCATGTGTTTATTGTGGAGGATATAGAGTATGAAGTCAAGACATTTAATATGTGTTTTATGCTTGTTTGCTTGCCAAGACCCTCGCAATTGGGATAATTTGGAGTGCAAGCCCCCTGTTTGTGTTGCGACTGGCACTTGTCCAGAGCAACTTGTTAAACCTGAAGCGGAGAAAAAATAATGCCTACAGTTGGATACAAGCCTAGCACTCGCATGACTGCTGAAGAAATTGAGGTAAGGATTTGGGCAATGGTGATTTTTGCCTTGTTAATCATTTTGGTGGGTTCTATGGGTATGTTCTTGTACTCTGTGACCTATGTGACTCAGCCAATGTCAGGCATGGCTCCGATTGACAAGGTTTATACACAGCAAATCAGCACCATTATGGTGTTTGTGACTGGTGTTTTGGGTGGTGTGGCTGGTCGTTCTGCTGTTTCAGCCAGTGCCAAGGCAATTGCCAAGGCTGATGCTGACGCTGACAGCGACCCAAAGTTAGAAGCCAAAGAATGAGTATATTGAACCCGTATGTGCTTCTTGGCATCTTAGTGGCGATGCTGAGTGCCTATGGCGGTGGTTATTACAAGGGTGGGCAAGACGAGTTTGCCAAACAGCAGATGGAGATTGCCCGACTGAACCAAGAAGCTAGGCAAAAGGAACAGGCACTGGTGACAGCGGTGCAAAAGCAAGCAACTGAACTGGTAAAGGCAAACAAGAATGCAAAAATTGTTATTCAAAAGCGTGATTCTGACATTAACTCTGGTGCTCTCAGGTTGCGGATTCCTGTCAAAACGCCCTCCTGCCCAACCTTACCAACCGCCTCAGATGCCCCCGTTGCCGAGCGATCTGACCCCCCAACAGCCGAACTTCAGCCAGAGGTTGCTAGAGATATTCTCGCCATCACAGACGAAGCCGACCTCACCGCCAGAAAGCTCAACGCCTGTATCGCAACCTATAACCAAGTCAGAGAGATGATTAACCAGAAGGAGAGCAAATGAACAGTGAACAGTTAGCCAAAGCATTAAAGATAACGCCTATCAAGGCAGAGGAGTGGATAGATGCAATCAATGAAACTTTTGATCGTTTCGACATATCAACACCTGAGAGACAGGCTTGTTTCTTGGGGCAATGCGCTCATGAAAGCGGTGGATTCACTGCTCTCAAAGAAAACCTGAACTATTCTGCTGAAGGATTGACTAAGGTTTGGCCTAAGCGGTTCCCATCTTTGGATGTGGCGCAACCTTATCACCGCAATCCTGAGAAGATTGCCAACAAGGTCTACGCTGATCGTATGGGCAATGGAAACGAAGCCTCTGGAGAAGGGTTTAAGTACCGTGGAAGGGGTTTGATTCAGTTGACTGGCAAAGACAACTACAGAGCTTGTGGAGAGGCTTTGGGAGTGGATTTGTTGGAAGACCCTGACTTGGTGTCGAGATCGCCACAATATGCGGCTTTGGCGGCAGGGTGGTTTTGGGACAAGAATAAGCTGAATCAGTTTGCCGATTCCAACGATATGACGGGTTTGACCAAGAGAATCAATGGCGGTACACATGGTTTGGATGACAGGGTTGCCCGAACCCAGACTGCCATTGATGTTCTGATGGCTTAATCGTCAAAGAAGTGGAGGAAGACCCATACGCCAAGTATGAGTACTCCTCCACCAATTGCCAAAAGTGTGATTATGTTAAGTACATTTTCAATCATCTTGGCTCTCCAATCATCTGTTTTGTGTTGAATAAGTCCTTGTACTGAGGATACTTAGCTTGCCAGAGTCGGGCATAAAAAGCAATGTAGTCGTTGCTGATTTTGAAGTCTGAACCTGTTGTGACTATGGTGACTTCCCACCTGATTCTATTGATTATCAGCCAGTGACTGACCTTTTTGCGCCCTAGTCCTACTGCTTCTAGGGCAAACTTCTCAAAATACTGCCAAACCTGTGGATTCTCTTTATGCCAATCCCACCAGATTTGTTTGCGTTCTTCAAAACTCAAAGTCATATTAACTCCTATCAAAGTTAGTGTTCACTCACATTGTCGTCTCTCCGACTGTCACCGCCTCAGTATATTCACCCTGCGGTTGGATGGCTTGGATAATCTACAACTCAAATTCTTAGGGGTCGCTGTAGATTACACATATACAAGATGTCGATGATTACCCCTTTTTATCAAAACGGAATATCGTCATCCATGTCCTCAATCTTGGCTTTAGGCTTGCTTTGAGGCTGTGGTTGGTCTTCTTTAGGGCTGACTGCTAGTCCCATGAACTTGCCGTTCTTGCCCTCTTTAATCCATCCAGAAATCCAATAATCTTTCCCATCAACCCTAATGTTTCCTTTATAATTAGGATGTGATTCTTTTTCCCTTTTGTCATTAGCAAAAAGTACTCCACTATTGTCGCGCTGTTCCATATTTACACCTTAATTTCATTGAGTTTTTTCACTTTGTCATCCACTTCTTTGAGAAACTGGACAACCTCACTTTCCAGTTCTGCAATGTAAACATCATTGCGCTGGATTCTTTGGACAAACAGTTGTAAGTGTGCTGGCATTCGTGGGTCGAAACTCACAAAGTCACACCAACTTCTCTTTGCACACGCCATTTGCCACTGCATTTGGTCGTAATACTTCTTTGCTGGCTCGTTACCAAGAATAGTTTCAATGTGTGTGGCGGTGTTCGGACACTTGATTTCTAAGCATCCATCGTCACTAATAAGCCCATCAGGAGAGGCGGCAGACATGGCAATACTTGGATGGTCAATAGCACCTACCTGATCGACTGTATTGCCTGTTTTAACCTCGTATGCGGCTCTAGCAAAGGGTTCGTTCTCGACACCCCACTCCATAGCGGCATTTGAGTAAGACTCTCCGACTTGGTTAGTCATGCGCTCGACTACCAACTGTGCCATGTAGTTTGCTCTGCTTGTGCTGTAACCCGTCTTAGTCTTGGCAACAATGTCAGAGATACGAGAAGCAGTGGCTTTCCCACAACGCTGTGCAAACCATTCAGGCGATTGTTGAACAATATCGCTCATGCTTCCTCCCTTGCGGCAAGCATTGCGTCTGCCATTTCGTAAGACCAATCAGCAACTAAAATACAAGTTTCCAATTGTGAAAATCCCTCACTTGAGCCAAATCGCTGCAAATAAATTGGCATAGCCTTTGCCGCAAAGTAGTCACGCAATGTCATGCCGTTGAAGTGGGTTAGTTCTTCTGGTCGGTCAACAATCAAAACTGGAAATGCTGGTGGGTTGTTCATTTCAATGCTCCTTTACGCTTTTCTTTTGCATCAATCACTTTTTTCTGCCAAGTCTTATCAGAACCGCAAGCACTGTAAGCAGTGGTGTAAACATCTTTCAACTCCTCAATGGTGGATGCCGCTTCAATAGCCGCTAAATGGTCAATCATGCTGTTGACATCTATGTCTGAACC